GGGCCTCCCCCATCCGCCGCTTGATCCGCACTGGCTGACGCTGGCCCAGAACCACGCCTGGCCTGAGCTGGAGGCGATCTGGCAGCGCATCACGCGCCCCCTCGAGGCCCCCGAGGACGGCGCCGTCACCCTCATCCGCAACGGGGCCCTGGGCCTCGGCGTCGCGATCGCCATCGACAACGGCCTGCTGATGGTCCATCACCGCCGCGGCGTCGTGTGGGTGCCGCTGCATCTGCTCAAGCCCTTCCCCTTCCGGCGCTTCATCGCATGAGCAACCAGCCCCTGCTGCCATCGGACTACTACCTGATGCAGGTGCTGGCCGAGTCCGGCGTGGAGATCAGCGAGGAGGACTGGCGGGCCTTCAAGGCAGAGGTGCGCCGCCGCGCCCTCGAGGGTCCTCAGCCGGCGGTGGTGGCCGGGATCGATCCGATCACGATCTCGCTGATCTCCCTGGCCTTCACCCTCATCTCGGTGGGCCTGACGATCGTCGCGAGCTTCTTCAAGCCACGGCCCGGCACACCGGCCCAGCTGGAGAACCGCGGCCAGCAGGGCACCACGATCAACTCCCAGCGCCGCTACGCGCCCCGCAGCGGCTTCGATGCCGTCCAGGAGCCGGCCACGATCGGTTCCACTATTCCCCTCGTCTACACGCTGCGCGAGGCCACCCCCACCGGCACCTACGGGGGCGTGCGCATCAACATGCCCCTGCTGTGGAGCCAGGTGAACAGCTACGGCTCCAGCCAGCTGCTGCGCGCCATCTTCCTCCTCTCCGAGGGGCCGGTCGCCAGCCTCGACCTCAACAACTTCGCGATCGGGAACAACGCCCTCAGCAGCTACGACCTGCTCAGCGATCAGGCGAACGCCCTCGCGGGCCGCATCACCCTCTACTGGCGCCCGGATGGTGGCCGGATCCGTTCCACCGATCGCCTCCTGGGCCGCAATGCCGCCGCTGACCAGGGCAACGCCGAGAACTTCGGCGGCCCGGACGTCTTCTCGGTGCAGCGGGCAAACACCTGGTTCCGCGACTTCAGCAGCACCAGCCGGCCCAACACCCAGACCACCTTCGGCCTGTTCAGCCCGATCGGCAACAACCTCGGCTTCCGCGTCAACCCGACCATGCGGCCTGCTGTGCAGGCCAATCTCGTCCCCCGGGGCGACGACGGTGACGCCAAGGTGAAATGCACCAATGATGACGTCGCCAAGGTCCAACGCGACAAGCACCGCTCGATCTTCGCCTCCCGCAGCGGCCTGGTGAGTGGCTCAGTGTCCAATGTCGGCTCCGTCGCGGTCTACCGACTCGACAACAGCAGCGACGCCGACACCCTTTTCGGCAGCGACGCCCGCTCCGAGAGCTGGGACGTGGACGTCAGCCTCTTCAGCAAGAGTGGTCCGATCAGCAAAGTACCGGACTCAGTGCTGGTCAATCTCGTGCAACGCGGCAGCCTGCAGATCGATACCGAGCGCAGCCGCATTCGCTTTCAGGTTGTCTTCAGAGCTGAAGCTGCAGTGCAGGAACTTGGGCAATATGTCACTGATAATGGCACATTCACAATCAAGTATCTTATCCAGTTTCGCTCGCGATCTGGTGAGGGCGATGACGAAGACCTTGATGGTTTTTATGATGTAACGGTCAACCGATCTACATCATCCGAACTGGTACTGGTTTCTTCTGGTCAATACACTGCCCCAACCCTGCAGGACCAAGGTGGCGGCGTCTACACCTTGACTACAGGTTCAGCTACCAGCAACAACTACTCCCTCGTCACCACCACCCGCTGGAGCTTCACTCCGGTCGATAAAACCTTTGATTTTGACTATCTGCAGTCCCTGCCAGCATCGGAAAGGGCTGGTGACGTGGCCGCGGCAGTTTCCAGCCGCCAGAAGGCCTGGGACGATGCGATCATCATCGGTGACCTCTACAAGATCGGCTCCGCCCTGGCAGTCTGCACCGACCGGGCTCCCAGCAACGAGCTGTTTGAGAGCGAGCAGGACAGCTTCCCGCTCAGCGAAGGCTCAGGCCGTGCCATTCAGGCGTCCTTTACCACCGTCCGCCCGGGCCAGGCAGCCTTCTTCACCACCTCCCAGATCCGTGGTGACGGCACTCCGAGTAATCCGATCCGTCGCTACACGGCGACCAACAACCCCCATCTGCATCGGGTGGCGATTGCCAACATCAGCACCAGTCGCCCGTGTGAAGTCGTCGAGATCGGCATCCGCAGCGCGCTCGGTGTCCGCATCAATGGCCTCTGCAACTTCAGCGATTCGCTCACCTACCGCGAGATTGACAGCCGTGCCTGCAAGAGCCGAGAAGGCAAAACGATCAAGCGCGGGCAGACTCTGCGCGTCCAGACCTTCCAGTCCGGCCTGTTGAGCACGTCCGAGGAGCGCTACAGCTTCTTCCGTATCAGCTACCGAGAGGCCGGCACCACCAACGGCTTCACAGATCTCGCTCCGTGCTTTGGGGTGCGGTCCATCACTCAGCAGAGCACCTACAACGCCATCCGCTTCCTCATGCCGACCCGGCGTCAGTGGGAGTTCCGCATCGAACCCCTCAGCGGCTGGGAGATCCGCAATGGCATCGCCCCCGGTGACCTGGAGGTGCTGGACAGCAAGCTGACCACCACCCGCAACATACCCACCGCAGGCCTCACGGTCAGCTTCCTCGGCACCCGTGTGCCCCGCCAGCGGGACATCTTCGCAATCAACACCAGTCGCCGCGCCCGCGACAACGAAATCGGTGTGGGCTTCACCGACGACGACAGCTACTTGGACGCCTGGGGCAAGCTCGCCGAGACCTTTGTCTACGAGGAGGTCCAGGCATCTACGTCGGCCCCCGAGCACGAAATCGTCTACGTCAACGAGATCGTCCCCAACGTCACCACCCCCAACTACAACAACCTCGCGATCGTCGGCCTCAACGTCCGCTCCTCCGTCGAGTTCCAGCAGTTCGCCCAGTTCTCGGCCTACGTCACCGGTGGCGTGATCTGCCGCCGCCTTCTGCAGTCCAACACTCCGGGCCCGACCCACCTGTTCCCGGACATCCTCCTCGACCTGCTCACCAATCCCCGCTATGGCCGCGGCGATCTGATCACTGACGAGCTGATCGACTTCGACAGCTTCCGCCAGTCTGCTCAGTGGTGCCAGGAGCGCAGCTACTTCTTCGACGGGGCGATCGTCGGTCGCGAGAACCTCCGCCAGTGGGCCGCTGACGTCGCCGCCACCCACCTGCTGATCTTCGGCGAGGCCAATGGCCGCTTCTTCCTCCGCCCAGCCTTCTCCACCGGTCCGGTGCCGGTGCGGGCCCTGTTCACCGCCGGCAACATCCGCGAGGGCAGCTTTCGCCTTCAGTACCTCGAGGCCGAAGAACGGCAGGCCATCCAGGTCTCGGTGCGCTACCGGGAGGAGCGTGCCAACTCCACCCCCGCCAACCCGGGCCTGTTCCCCGTCGAGCGCGAGATCCTGGTGCGCGAGGCCTCGACACCGGACACCGCGCTGATCGAGTCGATCGACGTCTCGGATTACGCCACCAACGCGCAGCACGCGATTGACGCCGCCAAGTTCGTCGCTCGCTTCCGCCGCCTCACCACCCACGGCATCCGCTTCGAGACCACCTACGAGGGCGTGCTCACTGGCCTGGCCCCCGGGGACTTCATCCGGGTGGCGATGGACGTGAATGTCTACGACGAGTTCAACAACGGCATCATCACCCCCGCCGGCGCCCTGGTCTCCACCCAGCCGCTGGTAGACGGCAGCTACAGCGTCATCCAGTGGAACGGCAACAACAACAGCGCACCGTTCGAGGGGTCGATCAACGTCTCTGGCGGCGGCACCAGGGCCACACCCACCGGCATCGTGTTCACCGTCCGCCGCCCCAGCCGGCAGGTGCAGACCTACCAGATCGAATCAATCGAGCCCAGCGACCAGGGCTGGCTGGCGATCGAGGCGATCCACATGCCGACCAACGACAACGGTGTGCTGCGCCTCGCTGACGGTCTGTTCACCGACACCGGTTGGATCATCCAGAGGTAAGCCATGCCCGTCCCATTCCCAGCGATCAAGCCCACCGAGCGCGAGTATCTGCCCCCCGAGTACGCCGTCACCTCCACCCGCAGCCAGAGCGGTGTGGTGAGCAAACGGCTGTGGGGCAGCGCCCCGGGCAACGCCGAGATGACCCTGGGCTACCGGATCATTTCCACTGACGTCGCTGCAGATCTGCTGCTGGCTTACGACGCCACCAAGAGCGGCATCGACTTTCTGATCCTCCCGAGCCAGGTGCTCTCCGGCGTTGGCCCCCGTCTGGCACAGATCATCCTGCCAAGCACCGGCACCCTGCAGTGGACCTTCATGGAGCGCCCAAACATCGGCTTCGTGGGCCCTGTATGGAGTTCTGCAAGAGTGCGCCTGGTGGGAGAACTTAGACTGAACTGACAGCAGTACCGACCATGGCCGTCAAGACAAGCCTCACCGCCGAGGTTCGGTGGAACAACACCAAAATCGCCAAGATTCGCGACATCTCCATGGATGTGTCGCGCAATCCTCTGGATACCACCGCTCTCGGTGACTTTGATGAGAGCTCTGTCTATGGAGTTCGCTCCACAACTGGCAGCGGCACCCTCATGTACGACCCGGCTGATGCGACGACCGTATCACTGATGAACTCGATCTTCAGTAACACAACTGAAGCGACGGATTCTTTGACGATGGTCCTCGACACCGCCAACGGCAAGCAGATCTCCGGCAGTGTGCTGCTCACCCAGCTGCAGGCTGGCGTCAGCGTTGGTGACGTGATCGCCGTGCCCGTGCAATTCAAGGTGAACAACAAGCCGACCCACACCTTCTGAGCCGATGCCCGTCCTCGGTGTTGGTGGCGTCCTGGAGCTCCGCCGCGAGCTGCCGACTGCTGTCGCGGTCAGCCCTGCGGCGGTGCGCACCCACGTCAGCGCCATCGACCTCAGCGAGGACGGGTTCTGGACGGGTGATGCGGTTTACGTCTGGGGACCGCGCGGCCTGCCCTTTGACCTCAATGGCGACGGCAAGCCAGACCTGCGCGGCGGTTTCGGCGTGTTCTTTGGCTCAAGTCTTGGCCTCTACGGGGCCCGCGCCGCCCGCCTGGTCTCCGGTGCCTCCAAGTGGTTCGGGCCCGAGGCCCCGTTCCAGACCCCACCGGATCAGCCGAACCTGCAGGGCACCGAGCTGTATGTGTTCCGCGACAGCCTCGATCGCCTGAGCTTCTACACCACCCTCGATGCCGCCCTCGCGGGTGACACCGACGATCGCCTGGCCATCTTCCCCGTCGACTTCGGCCTGCTGCTCATCGCCCCGGTCGGCAGCAGCGGCTACCAGAATCGCCTGGCTGCAGCCCACCCGGCCCTCACTGCCTACCGATTCCCCGAGGGCGACAGTGAGCAGCGCCTCGAGCAGATCAGCACCGCTGCCCTGCCGGAGCCGACCGGTGACGACGACAACCGACCCTGGCGCTTCATCGCCGAGATGGAGGACTGGGAGCTGGAGCTCAACGCCACCGAGATCGACACCACTGGCCTCGGGCAGCGCTTCGGTGAATCGACTCGCGCGATGGTGACCGGCGGCGGTTCGATCAACTTCTTCATCAATCGCTTTGAGAACCACGACGAAACTGATTTCACATTCGTCGCCAGGCTTCTGACGCTCCTCGATAAAGGCTGCAAGGCAGAAGCAACCTTTACGTTGACCAGGGCTGCCACTCAAGGCAACTATCAACCCGGCTTTCGTCGTCTGCCACAAACCAGCAGTTCTTACAAAGCAGAATTGCTGTTTACGCGAAATGCCATCAATACCCGAGCGGATGATCTCATTCGTGGCAGCGCTAGATTTGTCACAGTGGGCCGCATCAAGCTGTCCCTTAGCTAGCGCAAGTCGATGACCGTTCTTCGCCTCTCCAGCGTCAGCCCGTCGATCATCGACATCTCCTCGGACCAGCTGGCCGAGCAACTCGAGGCCCTGCTCGACAGCCTCCGGCGCCAGTACGGCAATGCCGAGATTGCCCGCAGCGGCCTCGACAACGTGCTGCTGGCCACTCAGTACGCCCTCTATGTCAACCCCGAGATCGGCAGCGACGATTACGTCGCCGGTAATTACAATGCCGACAAGAAGATCCTCAACCAGGAATATCACTGCGGTTATTCACCGTATCGCCCGTTCAAGACCCTCGCCCGCGCCTATGCCGAGGTCGCCCGCCGCTCGATCCTCGCGGGCCCCAGCAATGACATCTATGACCGTGCCGTCATCTTTGTCGACCTCACGGATCTGACCCTGTTCAATGGCCGCGGCGCCGCCAACGTCACCGCCTGGAGCCAAGGGTCGATCACCACTGCCCAGCTCAACGCCCTCAACGACGCCACCCGCCCGGGTCTGATCCATCCCCGTGGCGTGAGCGTCATCGGTCGCGACCTGCGCCGTTCCGTCATCCGCCCTTCGGAAGTGCCGCAGGGGACCGACAACGCGATCACCGGGCGGTTCCCGATGTTCCGCGTCACCGGCGGTTCGTACTTCTGCAACTTCACGATCAAGGACAAGCGTGCGACACCTCGCAGCCATCACCTCGTCCACAGCCATGAGTTCTGCAGCAATGCAGATCTGATCACCTACTACAACAAGATCCAGACGATTTTCGGTCTCACCGGTGCCGAAGTGATCAACCCGGGCGAAACCGAGATCGTCGCCCCCGCTCCTGATGGTGATGCCACAGAAGCCACCGACAGCGTCGCCGGGTCCAGCCCCTACATCTTCGGCTGCTCGCTCCGCTCCGAGTACGGGCTCTGCGGGGCCTTGCTTGACGGGCGTGTCGTCACTGGCTTCAAGTCGATGGAGGCCGCCCAGTACACGATCATCAGCCTGCAGAAAGATTGGTCCGCCTACGAGCGCTACACCGGCGGCCAATGGGTGCAGGTCACGGATTTCGCCGACTACCTCGGCGCCAACATCAACGACATCCGCTACCGGATCGCCGGCAACCAGGATCTGGTCACCGGCGGCACCTACACCACCGACTATCGGCACTTCGGCTTCAAGTTCATCGGCGATGCCTTCATCCAGGAGGTCTCCGAGTTCGTGATCAGTGCCGCCGTCCATCACTGGGGCGGCAGCGGCTCGATCGCTGACCTGTCGAACTGCAACAGCGCCTTTGGCGGCAGTGCCACCCTCGCCCACGGCTTCCGAGGGATCACCACCGCCGGTGGCGCCCTGCCCCAGGACCGAAACTTCGTCGGCATCGCCGTCCGCCGGCCCCTGCAGATCAAGACTGACGGCTCCAACATCAAAACGATCGGCATCGGGCGTGTCGCCTCCACCGACGGCTACGTCGAAGTGCTCGACGAGAACGACAACGTAGTCCAGGCCTACATCCAGCTCGAGTTTCCTTTCAACCCTGACGAGCTGCTCCTCGGCAACGGTGCCTCGCTCAGGGAGAACCACTACATCTGGATCTCCAACAGCGACCCATCGGTGGGCCCCGGCGCGGATCCAGTCAACGGTGACGGCACCGCGATCCCTGTCCGCGCCCGCTTGGCCGCCGTGCCTTGGACCTCTACGCACCCAGATCGGATCTATGTCAAGCCGACTGGCACCAACAACATCCTCACCCCCGAGGAGGGGCAGGGCACAGGCCTGACTACCGAAGACCTGGCCGGCAATCTGGTCTACATCCGTCGTCTGGTCGACAGCCGCCTGCCGGAGCAGCGCGAGTACAGCCTGATCGTCGCCAATGCCAGCCCCGGTGTGAACCGCCGGCCCCAGGGCAACTTCGTCCTCCGCCTCGGTGATCGCAGCAGCCGCACCGCCCAGCTGGATCCCGCCAATGGCTCCGACGAGCTGTACCTCGTCTCTGAAGCCACCCGCATCGCCTTGCCGAATGCGACGCCTGGCACCAGCTACTACAAGGTGCTGATCCGCCCCGGTGATGCCGGCACCAGCTACAGCAACACCACCTTCTACCGACCTGCGGTGCCGGTCGGTTTTGGCAGTCGGGTGTTCCGCTCCATCGCCAACCAGAAAGCCGCCCAGCCCGATGGTGACACCTGGGTCGGTGCCAACCTGCAGTTCTCCAGTCCACGGGGCATCGAATGGCCCCGCAGCCAAGCTGGGCCGCGGCTTCTGATCGACAAGGACGTCAGCCCCGACCCCAGCAGCTTGACGCTTGGCATCAACTTCAACACTGACCCGGACTACCTGGATCAGCTGCGCAGCGCCACCGATTTCCAGGCCCTGGCCCGCCTGATGGCCAAGCTCGGGTACACCGCCAATGACCTCGGCTCTGCCGGCAATACCCTGGCCGCCAAGATCCTGGCGCCACAGCCCAGCACCACCCGCGACTGGAACCCCGAGGCCGGCACCAGCCCCGTCCCCGCCGGCAAGCTCACCGCCCGTGCCGCCTGGCCCCTGGAGTTCAACCTGCCAACCACGATCGAGGCCCGCAACCAGATCTTCCGCTACATCGGTCTGCTCAACTACTCCAAGTCGCTGCCGAAGTATCAGCGCAGCGTCCTGAATGACCAATACAAGCTGGATGCTGTCTCCACCTCGATGTTCGGTGGCCGCAGCTACGCCGACGGCTCCATCGAGAACGGCCTCACGATCCAGGGTGACCGAATCACTGACCTGTCCACCGGACGGGACTTCACGACCGAATCCATTGGCATCGGTGCTCTCAGCGAGATCAACACCCAGGTCAGCAACACCCTGCTGGGCGACTACCTGCTCACCGGCAACCTGGACGTCCAAGAAGACTTGACGATCGGCGGCGACCTCGAGGTGCTGGGTTCCATCACACAGGCCAGCTTCGGCCCCGGGGTGCTGCCTGCTGCATCCCGCACCGAGGCCGGCATCGTCCGCCTCGCCACCTCCACCGAAATCGCAGCGCTCGATGCCAACAACGTTGCCGTCACACCTGCTGACCTGACGACGGCTGTCAGCAGCGCCATCAAGAACGTGATGAGCGTGCGCCTCAGCCTTAGCGGTGCCACGCCAGTCCCTACCGAAACCCAGACCGGCAACAACCTGTTCCTCCACCCCTATGGCGGGAACGACGTGGCGCTGTTCAACCCGACGACCCAGCGTTGGCAGCTGCTGCAACTCACCCAGGTGCGCAGCTACAGCCTGTCAGCGCTGGCGCTGCCGAACGTTGAGCGCAACTACGACATCTACCTCTACAACGCCGGCACCAGCCAAGCGCCGGACCTTCGGCTGGATCTGGTCGTATGGTCTGCGGATCGCACGCCACCTGCGCGCGGCAGCCGCGATGGTGTGCTGATGAAGGCCGGTGACCTGTCCCGCCGTCTCATCGGTGTAGTCCGTGTGCTGGCCGACGGGAGCTCTCGCATCGATCTCGGGGGTGTCATCACCGGCGCTCAGAGTGCCAACTACCCAAGGGTGTTTCTATCCAACCTCTACAACACCTACGAGACCGCCGTTCGCTACTGGCTGGGCAGCAGCTGGACCAGCAACAGCCAGACCACCTGGGGCCCTGCGCCTGCTGCCACCTACGCCGTTGCACCACGCATCGCCTGGGTGCAGTCCAGTGACCTGCTTGCGTCCGCCTACCTGTCGATCTACAACGACCAGATCACCGGAACCAACCTGGGCAACGTCTACGTCTCGCCGGGCTTCAATTCCGTCGTGCTGCCTGCTGCTGATGCGTTCACCGCTGAAAGCCAAGCGCCCAACACTACGGTGCTGTCACCTTGGGCCCGCTCGGTGAGCGCTGGTTTCCACGAGCTCTACTACTTATGGCTCGTGCGGCCAGGTGGTAATTCAATCGTGAATCAGCACACCAACAATGGCATTCTTGCGCTGCTGAAGGTTTAGCGGTCTGCGTTGGCAGAATGAGGAAGGTACGAGCGGCTGCTCATGGCAACGGAGGTGGTCCCGGCGACGTTGAATCTCGCCGCCCGGCAAAACGCGGATTTCAGGCGGCGGCTCACGATGACCGATGCCAACAGCGATCCCATTGATCTCACTGGTTTTGTTATTGACGCCGACATTACAGATACCGCTGATCGTCTCATTGTTGCTACGTTTACGACGCAATTTGTAGATGCAGATGCCGGCGTCTTTGACCTTATCCTTCCCAAGGCTGTCAGCGTTGCCTTGGCGCCTGGCAACTACGGCTGGGACTTATCACTGACCAGTGGCATCGGTGAGCGGCAGTATTACCTCACCGGCACCTTGACCATCATCCGCACCCGTTCTCGGGAGGGCCAGCCGTGACCGTTCAGACCATCAACGTCACCGTCGACGAGGAGGTCACACCGATCTCGATCACGGTCCAGACGCCCGGCATCCAGGGCATCCCCGGCACGCTCTCGGTCGAGGCCTTCGAGGCCAGTCAGGCCGCCATCACCGCCGCTCAGGTTGCCGCTGATGCCGAGGTTGCTGCTGAGACGCTGGCCGGCATTGCCGGCGCCTACGCCGCTGACGCTGATACCCAAGCAGGCAATGCGGTCACCGCCGCCAACCAGGCCTCGGCCAGTGCTGCAGCTGCTGCAAATAGCGCCGAAGAAGCCCTCAGTTCCCAAGTTGCTGCGCTCGCCAGTTCCGACAGCGCCAGCATCTACGCCGGTGAAGCCGCTTCTTCTGCTGCCAGTGCCCTGAGTGAAGCGACCGCTGCAGCGACCTCTGCTG